ATTGTAAGGTAGTGGCCCAGTCTTGACGCGTTTGAAACAAATGTCCCAACCAGTTTCAGGATCAGTAGGATCGCCTAGATCTTCAGCAGCAGTAATAATTTGCTCCCACAATTTTTTCTTGAGGTTTACTACTTTTACTTTACCGCCTTCAATGCACTGTGTAGCATAGCTCCACCCACATTTAAGATCGGGATAGTACTCTCGTACCCAGTCTTTTTCTACATTGTTGAATCTTTCGGAATTTCTATCAAAAGATAGGCACTCCATTGGAATATTTTTATCGTTCTCGCCTTTAATCCAGTAAACATAGCGTGCAAGAATGTCGCCAACTACGCGCATTTTGTTGTCGCCGTCTACATATTGAAAAGAGTCGATTGATGATTTTTGGGCTCCGCCCGTTTGTTTGTTAAATGATAATGCCATTAGTGTATAGTCTCCAAGGTGGCTTCTTCATAGATAAAGGTAATTTCATCCTCTAATACTATGAGTAGTCTGTTGTCTTTAATGTCATCTAAATCCACAGGACAATGTAGTGGATCTAGCGTCGTTTTGTTTGATGCATAGTAGTCTGACAGGCTTCGTAAAGAAGCAAGTGCATAATACATACATATTTCTTTTTGCTCATACTTATGAGAATGGTACAGAAGAAACTCTGGGTGTACCAGAAAGGAATTGCCTGAAAAGTTTTTCTGTGAGAAAGCATAAATAGGGTCGTATTTATTCTTAGGAATACTGCCCTTCACGAGCATTTCCATAATAAGGTTGCAATTGTAAATGCTACCCGCCGCCGTATCGAATACCTTCTTCCAATCAAATAAGAGCATATATTATACCGAAGTTTAAGTAAGTTGTCAAGAAATATTTTTTTATAGGTATTTCATTTCCCAGCCTTGTTTCATATAAAATCCTACCCTATTAGAAGCCTGCTTGCGAGCAGTGTTCCCTTTAAGGTGAATATCAATGATGACCGGAGAAATTTTACCTTCCTTTTTACGAATTACCCTGCCCACTAGCTGCGTGAGTAAGGGTTCGTTGTTTACAGGTGTACCAAGTATGAGACAGCTTAACGTGTCAACTGATATACCCTCTGAGAAAATTGCCTGCGTTCCGTAGAGAACCTCTTTATCCCCGTAGAGAATTTCATCTACAAGCGTTTCTCGATCTTCGTGAGATACTTCACCAGTTACACAAATTGCTTTGTCTCCAGTAAGTTCTGCACATCTTTTCAAAAAGCTAACACGATCACTTACTACTAGCACTTTATGCCCTCTTGCGGCGTAGGCCGCGGCAAGCATACTTACTGTGTGTTGATACTCTTCATCAGTAGCTAGTTTTGTTACTCTGTTAGCCCAGGGAATCTTTGCACCATCCATGAAACGAATCTCTGATGGTACAATATGTACTGTAGGGGTCATATAGTTTTCTTTAGGTGGTTTAAAAAGAGTATTACCAAAGTAATCTCTGAACACAACGTGTTTACCATCCTTTCTTTCTATAGTACCCGATAGACCTATCTTATATCTACAGTAATTTGTATCTAAAAGTTTACTAAAGGTAGGACTACTAACGTGATGCATTTCATCAAGTATGATAGTTCCAAATTCCTTACGAATCTTCTCGATATTGCGGTATAAAGTCTGAGTATTCCCAATCACGATAGGAGCGTCAATTTCAAATCTACCACTGCCTATGATGCCTGGTTCAAAACCATAGACTTTCTTTACTTCTTTTGCCCACTGATTTCGCAGAGGGACAGTGTGGGTAATAACGAGAGTCTTTTGACCTAGCTTGCCTGCGATTGCAAGACCTGTAAATGTCTTACCCCAACTGACCCATGCGTTAATTATACTATTGTCTTCGATTTCATCATAGACCTTCTTTTGGCTTGGTCGTAACTCAAACTTAAATTCAGGAAAGTCCACAGGTTTGTTCACCCGCTTATCGACTATTTCGTAGTGCGCCGGTATTAAATCCGTGCGTCCTATTGGTAGTGATACTAACCCGTTACGAATAATGCCCATATTCTTAATGATCTGGGGCGGATCTAAGGGGTTGTGCGTAGGAATTGAATATGTCAGCTCTTTGTCGATCTTCTCTTGGAGATCAGCACCGCATTCCATATAAATTCTGTGGCTTATGACTGCCTTCATAGTTCAAGTTCGTTCTTAGCAATAATATAAGTTTTAACAAACTCGGATCGCACAATGTCTTCGACCTCAAATTCTACAAAGGTGAATAGACCCATACGTTTCAATACTTGAAAGAAATCTTTAATACCATTACCTCTCAAGTCAGCTTGTCGGAAGTCCCCACAAAATATAACTCTACAGTTTTCTCCCATACGGGTAATAATAGAGTCTAGCTCATGGAAGGACATATTTTGGCACTCATCGATAAGAATCACCGCATCTCGTAGTGTTATACCTCGAATAAACGAAGTAGTCATAAACTCTACTAAACTTTTCTGTTTAAGAATCTCATAAGCATCGCCACGACCAAATAAGTCGTTTGCAATATCTTTATAAGGCTCTTCATATACAGAGGCTTTCTCTTTCTCAGTGCCGGGCAGAAACCCAATATCTCTAGTAGGTACTGCGCTTCGTATAATTACTAGCTTTTGATAGTCTCCCTTTGCCATATCATCAAACGCTAGGTATGATGATATAAAGGTTTTACCTGTTCCTGCTAATCCATGCAGTACCAAGTTGTTGTTTGCATCAAATGCTTTTAGTTGGTTACGTGTTAAAGGTTCGATCTCTCTCAAGTCAAAGTTTACACCTGATAAAGTTTTACGTCTTTTAGCCATATTATACTTTTCTTCTAGTGTCTTTGAGTTTCTCATCTGAGTACTCATAAAGCATCCACGGTATTCCATGTAGATGCAAAACCCCTGCCCATGTGTTGCCATCTTCGGGAGGGCGTGGTACGGTGAAAGGAGCATTGTGCCCCTTTACCCATATTAGTGTAGCATAAGACTTACGCTCCACTTTCTTAATTTTCATATACTTTAGAGGTACTAGCTTTGTCTTTTCATAGATAAAAGGTTTGCCTTTACTATCTACAAAGTATTTAGTAGTCTGCTTCATTAATCCGTTCGGGGCAGATACTGCTTTCTTTAACTCATACTTATCTTTGAAAGGAGTTTGCATACGTCTAGCACCGATGGTAGTTCCCATCTGATTATAGTCGTCTACTAACTTGCCTTCACAGAAGAACAACCCGTCACTGATTTCCCAGTTGCCTGAATCCATTAAGAAAGTAGGAAAAGTAATCTTTGTAAAATCTCTAAAAGTAAGTACCATAATTACTCAGCTAAACCTAGTTTCCAGTCTGTATCTAGTATTTGCTGAGATGCTTTAACCCAGTTTTCAACTGTAGGATTATAATCAACCCTATCTTGAAAGTTATCTACAACCCACTGAGCCATATTCTTGCTCTTTCCGTGAGGGGATAATAACCATATTAAATCTGTATCTGTCATATTCTATCTCCATACATTTTATCAAACTTACCGCCAGAGTAATCTTCGTGAACAATCTCAAAGTCACAACCTACTGGAGCGCCAGGAATAGATAAACCTCTGTCCATTTGTATGTACTTGGCTAACTGCTCCATGTACTCTTCCACTTCATCTTCTGGCACTTCTGCAAGAATTGAATCGTGTACGAGTGCAAAGATACGAGCCTTCTTATTGTTGGCCTTAATCCATGCGTTCATGTCTATAGCACCTAAGAGGTTAATATCAGAAGCAGCAGACTGCACCAGAAAATTAAGACCACTCCTAATGCTATGACTCTGTATGCCTTTGTCCGTCGAAGCGACATTGGGTAGTCTCCTTTTTCTTCCGAAGAAGCTGTAAATGAATCCATTTTGTTTAATGAACATTTGGTTTTCTTCAATCCAAGACTTTAGCTTGTGGAAAGCATTGAAGTATTCATCAATAACATCCTGAGCATCTGCCCTAGTAAAAGGTTTACCACTATCTTTTGACACTTGTTCACTGATCTTGTTAGCACCTGCACCGTACATGATGCCGAATGTTACGGCTTTTGCCGCCTGTCTTTGTGTACTAAATTTCTCAGCTACTTCTTCTACAGGGCAAGGTAGTCTAAATACTTTCTTAGCAATCGTACTGTGGAAGTT